CGCCACGGCGTTGGACCGGCGCATTGACCGTGAGCCCGAGAGGCTGATCGCCGAGGCCTACCGGCCTACGGGCGGCGACCCCGACCGCAACCGCCGGGCCGTCCGCCAGACCATCGACTCGGGCCTTGACCCGAAACGGCTCTATGCGGCCGTGCTCGCCCACACCAGGGCCATCGACAACGGCGACCTGAGGGCCGGGAGCGAACCCAGGCTCGCCAGGTGGCTGGAGACCGGCGCATACCGGCCGTGGCTGCCCGAACCTGCATCCGTTCCGGAGCGTCGGCACGAGCACACGTGGAACTGCCGGCACGTGAGGGCCATCATGCACCCCAAGGAAAGCTCGTACAGCCACCAGCGGCAGGGATGGGCGCCGAGCCCGTGGATGAGCGCCTGCCAGGAATGCGCCGACCGGCTCAACCGCGAGGAGGCGACCGCATGACCACCACCGACACCGACGTGATGCTGCGCGAATGGGTCACCGTACACCGCAAACCCCAACCCCACGGCATGACCCGCGCCGTCGCCGGCCACCGCCACCAGGTGCGCGACCTAACCGGCCAGCGCTTCGGCCGGCTCGTCGCCCTCCGATACGCCGGCCCCAGCCGGTACGCCAAGGGCGGCGCCGAATGGGAATGCCGGTGCGACTGCGGCAACCTCGCCCGTGTGCCGTCCGCCAGCCTGACCAGCGGACGAACCCGCTCGTGCGGATGCCTCAGACGCGACCACATCCGCCACGTCAACCGACACCGAAAGGAGACCGAAACCACCATGGGCACCGTCACCCGATGCCAGGTATGCGGTGGCCTGTGCCTGACCAGCTGGCAGATCATGTGCCGCACCTGCGCCGACTGCCTCGACCGCCAACAGCATTGGAAGGACAGGCCATGAACGAGCAGCAGCGCCTCATCAACGCGATCCAGGACATCATCGGCCCCACCCCGTTCGTGCTCGTCTGGGACAGCACCCCGATCAGCGAGCTCATCGACGACCGACGCACCCTCGTCAGCTGCGCCGCCCCGGAACACCAGGCCAGCTACGCGTCCCACGGCCTGTGCCTGGCCGGCGCCCACGCATTCAGCACACGACACTCCGAGGAGCAACCATGAGAACCACACCCAACATGAGGAACCGGCTCATCGACATCCGCCACCAACCCGGAACCTACCCCGTCGACGGCAACGACAGGCGAACCTTCACCGCCCTCCACCGTCAGGGACTCATCCAACAAGAAGCCATCGGCTGGGGCGTCACCGACAAAGGTGCCGCGCTCGCCGACCGACTCGAACAGGAGCACCGCCAATGAGCGCATACGCCAGCAGCCAGGTCACCCGGCTCGACATCACGATGCTCGACCCGCACCCCGACAACCCGCGCAAAACCATCGGCGACGTGACCGAACTGGCCGCCAGCATCACAGCCAACGGCCTGCTCACCCCCTTGAGCGTCGTCCCACACGATGGACGCTACCGGGTCATCGCCGGGCACCGACGCCTCGCGGCCTGCAAACAGGCCGGCCTCGCCCAGGTCCCCGCGTTCGTCCTCCACCTGACCCCGATCCAGCAGTTGGAGGCCATGATCACCGAGAACACCCAACGCGAGCAACTCACCGTCCTCGAGGAATCCGACGCCATCCAGGGACTTCTCCAGCTCGGCGCCACAATCCCACGGATCGCCGGCCAGCTCGGCCGCAGCCAGACCTACGTCCGCGAGCGCAAACGCATCGCCCGCATCCCGGATGGGGTGCGTGCCTCGCGTGATGATTTCGGCCAGTTGTCGTTCTCGGAGCTGGCCGCGTTGGCCGAGTTCGACGATGATCCGGACGCGCAGACGGCGTTGGCCAGGGTGGCGGGCACGGACAGCTTCCGGTGGAATCTGGATCGGCAGCGCGAGCGGCGCAGGGACCGCCTGTGGCGTGGGGAGGCCGAACGGGCGCTCGCCGACCTCGATGTGGAGGCGTTGCCCGAGTCGGTGAGCGTGTCCGGCTGGTGGGCCACGCCCGTGGGGTGGCGGGCCGAGACGCGGTTCGAGGCCGGTGACGTGTCGTTCCGCGACCAGTGGGAGTCGTGGGCCGGGGAATGCGATGACGTGTCGGGGTTGTTCGTACGTCTGTTCGGTGATTGCGCGGTCGTCTACCGGCGTGACGACGCGAAGGCCGACGCCGAATCGTACGAGGAGCGTCGGCGGCGCGAGCAACGGGAGAAACGGGAGCGGATGAAGCCCGTGGTCGAGTTCCACGAGCGCGCCCGCAGGCTGCGTGAATCATGGGTCGGCCGGCACGCGTTCCACCTGTCCGCCGACCGCCTGGGCGCGATGGTCCGCGCGCTGACCATGCTCGACGTGTTCACCGAACGCGCATGGATCAGCCTGAACGGCGGACTGGACTCGCAGGACCGCGACAAGGCCATCGAATCATACAACCGCATCCGCGAGCGCCATCCCTTGCCCGTCACCGTGAAGGACCCGAAGGCGGGCGTGTACCACCTGGACGGCGAGGAGAACTACCGGGAACTGGAATCCCGGTGCGCCGGGTCGGACGCGGAGCTGGCGTGCCTGCTGTGCGCCTTCTGCGAGGCGCGCATCGACGCGGACGACTGGACACGGGCCGCTAACCCGATGGTCCGGGGCTACTACCGGCTGCTCGAAACCGCGGGCTACCCGGTGTCCGACGAGGAGAGGTCGGCGCTCGCCGACGGCGTGGGGGTGGCGTGATGTTCGACCTTCACGAGTCCAGGCTGTTGGCGATCGGGCGGGACGGGCATCGGTGCGTGCGCTGCGGCGTGTACGTGCGTGCCGGCCAGTGGCCCGGGCTGAGCGTGCACCATCGCATGAACCGTCTGCGCGCCGATGTGGAGTGGCGGCATTCGCCGGCCAACCTCGTGCTGTTGTGCGGGTCGGGCAGCACCGGATGCCACGGATGGGTGCACAAGCATCCCGACCGGGCGCACGAGCTCGGCCTGTACCTGTATGCGGGCGAGACCCCGCAATCCACGCCCGTGCTCGACTGGCGCGGCGACCGGTGGACGCCCGACGACCAGGGCGACCGCGAATACGAATCCAAGGAAAGGAGAACACTGATATGACAGGCGATAAGCCGGACATGCTGCTATGGCTGGACGTGGAGACAACGGCGTTGGATCCGACCCGCGGACAGCTGCTGGAGGTAGGCATGGCCGTCACGGGCATGGACGGGGAACCGCCGGCCGACGTGGATGGCAGGCTGATCCGTACCTGGGTCATCGAGCACGACGCCATCCGCCTGTGCCCGGACACCGCGTGGGCGGTCGACGTGCACACGCGCAACGGGCTCGTCGGCGAAACGTTCGGCGACGACGCGGTCGGCGCATATACGGCCGCCAAGCAGATCAACAGCCTGCTGACCGATTGGGCGGGAAAGTACACACTGCATCCGGCGGGCACGAACGTGGACTTCGACATCAAATGGATCCGCAGCAGGCTCGAGCTCCATCTCGACATGCTCCATTACCGGAAGCTCGACCTGACCACGCTCCGATTCCTGGTGAGGCAGGTCACGCTCGGAGCCTACTTCGAGCCATCCACCGACCACAGGGTCAAGACCTGCCTGAACAGGGACATCCAGGAATACAAGACCATCCTCGACAAGATCACCGCGCTCGCCGAAAAGGAACCGAAATGAGCGTCACCGTCAAAGAAATCACATGGGACGAGCTGCTCGACCAGATCCACGCGCAATCCGAGCGCATCCACGAGACCGATTCCGACGAACTCATCATGAAGGAGACAGCAAATGAGCGTGACCAGCGGCGCGATCATCTGGACGATCACCTGTGACCGTCAACACTGTACGAATGAGCTCGCCATCGCGGCCGCATCCTGCAGTCAGGCGCTCATCGACGCCGAAGCCAGAGGGTGGCAGGCATGCTACGACGGCACCGCATTCTGCCCCAATAACATCCTCCAGAAAGGACGCCAGAAATGAGAAAGACACTCGCGCTCGCCACCACCGCGATCATCCTGATGGCGCTCGCCGCCTGCGGCACCACCGGCGGCATAGAAGACAAGTCGCCGGAGAATCCGGACTGCACCGACCTGGGCGAAGGAATCCACCAATGCATGGTCACGATGTCCGACACCAGACGAGTCACATGCCTTGTCTACACCGGATACAGGCGCGGCGGAATGGATTGCGACTGGTCGCATGTGGATGGCGCCGACAACCTATGACCACACCGGAAAACAGCATCGCGCTCGCCGACTGGTCAGAATTCATCGCGGCGTGCCGGACTCCCGGTGTTGAGGCATTGGATCCATGGGAGCGGTCGGCGCGGAATCGTCGACTGGCGGCCGAACAGCGGGAGCTTGACAGGGAGCGTGCCAGGGAACGGCGCCATAGGTATCGGCTCAGGCATCCGGATCGGGTGAGGGAGTCTGATCGGAGATATCGGGAGTCGCATCGCGATCAGCGTGCCGAGTACATGAGGGCGTGGCAGAAGCGGAATCCGGAGAAGAACCGTGAATCCTCGCGGAGATACCGGGAACGATTGAAGGAAAGGAAGATGAATGGTCAGCAAGGCGAAGGCCGAGATGATCCTGAAATGGCATAAGGACGGCTACGAGGTGAGCGAGATCTCCGGATTGCTGAAGATCGGCGAGGAGGAGTGCCAGAGCATCATCCTGCACCCGGAACTGGCCGAAAAGGCGCCGAAGCCGAAGTTCGGCCCGGAGTTCATCGAACCGATGTTCGAATAAACGTCGAGACCCGTCCACGCTCAGCAAGGATCCGTGGGCGGCCGACATGGAAAGGACCCTCATATGAGCATCGACATCACCGCAAAGGCGTTAAGCTCGCTGCAGGCCGAAGGCAGCGTCAGCAAGATACCCGCCGAAGCCTACGTGCTCGGCTACCGGCAAGGATGGGACCAGGCGCTCGCGCTCGCCATCCAGGTCGAGCAGGCCATCAACAACAGCGACAACCTGTTTTCGGACAGGATGCCGGCATGAGCATCGACTGGCAGAACGATCCGGAACTGGCCGACCTGGTGCGACGGGCCCGCAACGGGGAGCGCATCGTGGAGGACTCCGACCGTGAGGCGGATCGGCGTGAGGCGCAGAAGGCCAGGAACCGTGAGGCGTCGCGCCTGTGTCATGCGAGGCGTCGCGCACGGCTGAAGGCCATGAAGAATGAGAGAATGGACGAATAGAGAGAAACCCCGGCATTCCTTCGAACACCAGGGCTCCATATGGCAAACGAGCCACATGATAGACGAAGGAGTTGGGAATGTCAGTCGCCACGTGTCAAACCTGCGGTCAGCCGGTCGAAGCCGGGTACACGCTGTGCCCCTCGTGCGAACTGTCGTTCGCGCTCCTGCTCGACCAGTACGTGCCATGGACGCACGCGCTCGAAGCCTCGCTGGACGCCACATTGCATCCCGGAGGCCACCAGCCCGTCAGGATCATCACGCCGGTCGCGCCGACCCCGCTGCGTTTGGATGTGCTCGACCATCTCGACCTGCTCGCCAGCATCGCCCAGGGACTGTGGCGGCGCCTGACCGGCGTGAATATTCTGGATTGGAAGCGTGATCTGTGTCCGGACGTCATCGGGTGCCTCACCGACGCGGCAATGCATCCGCGGCTCGCGCAGCTTCCGGACATCGGCATGTACGTCGCGCAGTTCCAACGGCTCAAACCGCTGACGCTCGGGATCATCGACCCGCCCGACCGTGCGACGCCGATCGGCCAGTGCCTCCAATGCGGGCTCACCATCACCGCCACACGGGACGCCGAAACCGTCACCTGCCCCACCTGCGGACGCGAGCAGACGGCGAGCGCCGTGCGCCTCGACCTTCTGGAGCGCAGCATCCGCAGCGGCAAATCGTTTACGGCGGGGGAGTGCGCACGGCTATTGCGGTCGTGCGGGTATCGGATCAGCCGCAAGACCATCACCTCGTGGAAGACGCGCGGGCTGATCGCACCGTCCGGCGTGGATGATGCCGGCAAACCCTTGTATTCGTTGGCTTGCGTGGTGGATCGGCTGCGTTGCGACACGCCGGTGGACTGACGTTTTTTGGAGTGCATCCGATACTTGTCAGTGGATTAGAGGGTCTGAATCATGGCAGTGAATCACGTTCAGGCCCTCGATTCATATCCGATGGATGGTTGGCGGAGCAGCCGAACGCACCCGCTCGCTAAGCGGGAGACGAGGGATCGTCCGCAGGTGCGAATCCTGCACCATCCGCTCCATGGCGCATGACGGTAGACTTGGCCTATGGCATCAAGAATCTGCTGGCACTGCTCCAACCAATCGCATATGACCCTCCAAGGCCGGGTGTCCAACGTCCCCTATGACGGGGACGGATCTTCGACATGGTTTGCCATGTACACGTGCGACGAATGCGGGTTCGCCTCTCTCGGACGAATCGAAGTAAATGACATAGAACAGCTGATGGACGCATATGCGAACAGGCCTAATGCTCGATATGTCGACAGTAACCGTACCTTCGAGAATCTTCGCGCGGCCGTTGGATGGTATGCGAACGGGCCGAACGCCGACGTGGACTGGTATCCGGTGAAGGGATTGGGGAAGGAGTATGAGGACGTGCCTACGGACATTGCTTCAGCGGCTTCCGAAGCTTATTCGTGCTTCTTCATTAACGCGAATCGTGCCGCGGTATTGCTTGCGAGAACGACCATTGAGGCTATCGCCAAAGACAAGGGCATTACCAAAGGTTATTTGTCCGATAAAATCGATGAGATGGCCAAACAAGGCATTGTCACGGATCAGCTTCGTGATGAAGCCCACGAGATAAGGCATCTTGGCAATGACATGGCCCATGGGGATTTAAACGTGGAAGTCAACGAGGAGGATGCCGAGGATATTCTCGGTTTTCTTGATTCGGTGATCGACTATGTCTATCAGCAGCCGATGGCGATCGAGAAGCGTAAACGGCTGCGTGAGGCACGAAAACGCAGAAGTAAATCCTGATAACGGCCCCGCCTTGTTGCGGGGCTTTCGCATGTCAAGGGGAGGTGCATGATGCCGCCCACCATCACACTCAAGATCACCGACAACGCGGACAGGCAGCTGGGCACGATGAGCGTGCCCGTCCCGCTGTCCGGGGAGCCGGGCGAGTGCGCCATGTTCGACGCCGAACGATTCGAACTATTGCTCGACCGGGCGGCCATCGCGTTCCGCAAGGTGTTCGACGATGAGTGCCAGGAGTAACCCCCGCCGGAGCAACGGGCATCGCAGGGACATGCTGCGCAGGCGCGTGCTCGCCGCCTACGACGTGTGCGCAATCTGCGGCCGGCCCGTAGACAAGACGCTGAGATCCCCGCATCCCATGAGCGCGGAGGTGGACGAGCTCATCCCTGTAAGCCGTGGCGGCGACCCGCTGAGCTTCAATAACTGCCGGCTCACGCACCGGCGGTGCAACCGGATCAAGAGCGACAAAACGGATGCGTACGCCCGCGCCCATCTGGGCGGCACCGCAGCTCGGCCCAAGGCCACGAGCATCCCGTTCGAGTCGAGCGACTGGTGACCTGGGGAGGATACCCCGGCAGGCCCCGAAACGGCCACCTCGGGTGCAGGGCCGATTTCTCTCCCCGGGTTTTCGTACCGTCGCCTTTTCCGAGGAGGAGCGATGACATCGAGACGATGCGCCCAATGCGGCGGACCGTTGCCGAAGAACAGCAGCGTCAGACGCCGTTACTGCTCCGGCAACTGCCGCAAGCTCGCCTCCAAGCGACGCTCCGGCACCGTCCACGCACCGTCGCCGGCGACACACGCATCCGGCGACGGTCAGGCGAGCTCGTACGACGAGCTGCTGCGCATCAGCCTCATGGCACTCGAACGCGCGGTCAAGGACCCAGACACCCCGGCGCAGGCCATCGCCGCGTTGACCAAGCAGATGCTCGCCGTCGGCAAGGAGATCCAATCATCACAGGCCGAACGGGAGGAGGACCCGCTCGCGGAGGGAGTGATGGCCGATGACGCAAGGGACGAACCATTCGACCCCGGCACTGTCTGAGGCCGCCCGGCACCTCGTCACCCCCACCGGCATCGTCTCCACCGGATTCGGCAGAGTCCGCACCATCACGGGCAGGCTCGGAATCCGCTTCGACCGATGGCAGGAGGGTATCGGACAGCTCATGCTCGCCAAACGCGACGACGGCACATACGCCGCCGGCGTGGGCGGCGTGGTCATGAGCATCTGCCGGCAGACCGGCAAGACCTTCACTGTGGGCAACAACGTCGTCGTCCTGTGCCTGACCCAACCAGGCATGAAGGTCATCTGGACCGCGCACCGCACCCGAACCTCCAGCGAAACGTTCAAAACCATGACCGCCCTCGTCCAGCGCCCCGGCCTCATCAGACACTGCAAGGCCGTACGACGCGCCAACGGCCAGGAGGAGATCGGCTTCGTCAACGGCAGCCGCATCCTGTTCGGCGCCCGCGAACAAGGCTTCGGCCGAGGCTTCGACAACGTCGACATGATCATCTTCGACGAGGCCCAGATCCTCTCGGAGAAGGCTCTGGAAGACATGATCCCGACAGCCAACGCCGCCCGCAACCCGCTCATCGTGTTCATGGGCACCCCGCCACGCCCCGTCGACCCCGGCGACGTGTTCATCCAGAAACGGGCGCAGGCGCTCGCCGGCGAGGACGACATGGTCTACATCGAGTTCTCGGCCGACCGGGATGCGTCGACCGACGACCGCGCGCAATGGGCCAAGGCCAACCCGAGCTACCCGTCGCGCACCAAACCGGCGGCCATGCTGCGCATGCTCAAGAACCTCGGCGAGGACAGCTTCCGCAGGGAGGCACTCGGTATCTGGGACGAGAAGGCAACCGCCGGCGCCATCGACCAGACCCTGTGGGAGGCGTCCGCCGTCGAGCGCAGGATGCCGGGCGGATGGGTCGCGGTCGGCGTGGACATGCCGCCGGACCGTTCCAGTCTGGCTGTCGGCGCATGCATGGGCTACGAGGACGGGACCGCGCACATCGAACTGGCGCGGTTCCGCGACAGCCGACGGCACGGCACCATGTGGGCCGTGGACTGGATTGCCGAACGATGGCCGCGCCTGTCCGCCGTGGTCATTGACGCGCAGTCGCCTGCGACTGTGCTCGTCCCCGAACTCAAAGAGCGCGGTGTGCGCGTCACCATGACGAACGCCGCCATGATGGGCCAGGCGGTGGGACGCTTCCAGGACATGCTGCGTGACCACCAGCTGCGCCACCTCAAGGGGCAGACGCCGTTGGACATGGCCGTGGCCGGGGCAACCATCCGCAACATCGGCCACGAGGGCGCCTACGGGTGGAACAAGCTCGGCAGCGACGTGGACATCAGCCCACTGGTCGCCGCCACGCTCGCCCTGCATGGCGCCATGACCAACCCGCGCCGCGAAACCAGACAGCAAAGGATGATACGACTGCCATGATCACGTTTCCCACCGCCATCAGCGGCCTGACCCGAGGCGAGGGCGAGCTGTACCGCCGCCTGCTGCGACGGCTGCTGAAGAAACGCGTGCGCAACCGCGTGCGCCAGACCTACTACAACGGGCGCAACCAGCTCAAGGACATCGGCTATAGCCTGCCCCCGATAGCCAAGGACATCGACATCGTCGTCGGCTGGCCCGAGAAGGCCGTGCAGGCGTTGGCCAACCGCGTCGTGCTCGACGGAATCACCACGGACGATGGCTCCGACCTGTCCCGCACCGTGCGCGACCTGATGGACGCCAACGACCTGGTCGCCACCGCGGACAGCGCCCACACCGACGCGTTCGTCCACTCGTGCAGCTTCATCACGGCGCTCGCCGGACGCGCCGACCTGGGCGAGCCGGAGGCGGTCATCCAGGAGTTCACGGCAGACACCGCGACCGGCGAATGGGACAAGCGCCGCCACGGATTGCGTTCGGCGCTCCTGTTCGACACTGACGACGAGTACGAGCACGCCACCGGCGCCTATCTGATGGATCTGGACCACACGGTCAACATCGTCAACGATGACGGCCGGTGGAAGGTCTACCAGCGCACCGACAATCCGGACGCGCGTCTGCCGGTCGAGCTGCTCGCCTACAGGCCGGACTCCAAGCGCCCGTTCGGGCGCAGCCGCATCAGCCGCACCGTGATGAGCCTGACCGACAGCGCCGTGCGCACGTTCATGCGCAGCGAGATGCAGGCCGAGCTGTACTCTGTGCCGCCCCGCTACTTCCTGGGCGTGACCGAGGAGATGTTCACCGACGACGACGGCAACCCGATACCCCAGTGGAGGATCCTGCTCGACCATGTGCTCGCCCTGCCCGCCGACCCGAAGACCGGCAACGTCCCGCAGGTCGGCCAGTTCGCCCAATACTCGTTCGAACCCCACCAGGCGCAGCTGAGGCAGACCGCGACCATGTTCGCGTCCGCGACCAGCCTGCCGCCGGACGCGATGGGCGTGCTCACCGACAACCCCAGCAGCGCCGACGCGATCGACAAGGCCCAGAAGGAGCTGTGCCTGGAGGCGGAGAAATGCCAACGCTGGTTCGCGCCCGCCTGGGAGCGGATCATCGGCCGCGCACAATATTTGGCAGGCCCGGACGGCAGCGTGCAGGCGGTGTCCTGCCAGTGGCGCAACCCCAGCACGCCCAGCCGAGCCGCAGCCGCGGATGCGGCCGTCAAGCTCGTGCAGGCCGGCATCCTGCCCGCCGACTCCGACGTGACCTGGGACATGCTCGACCTGTCCGACCGGCAACGGCAGACCCTGCGCATGGAACAACGACGCAAACGCAGCGAACAGCGCATCGACCAGCTCCGTGCCATGCGGATGAGCGCCAAGGAGGCGACGGATGGATCTGAACAATCTGGATCTGCCTCCGGAGAGCAAGTCGCTGCTGCAGGAGGAACTGGAACGGCTGCACCGCAACTACGAGGATGACATCGACAACCTCATCGGCGCGGCCACCGAAGAACTCGAACGCGCCGACCCGATGGAGATGAGGGACCTCGTCCTCGAATACGTCAACGACGCGGACACGCTCGCCAGCGAATACTACGAGGCCACCCGCGACGCGTGGCAACGATACGCCGGAGTCGGCATGCCCGCGTATGAGCCGACGGGCATCGACCCATACGAGGTCCTGTACCGTCAGGTAGGCGGATTCTCCGGCTCCGACTGGAACGGCCTGAACTACACGCAGCTCAAGGCAGGCCAATCCCGCGCCGGGCTCACCGTGGACGACCTGTGGCCGCGGAACATGAGCCTCGACGACTGGCAGCAGTTCGCCGCCGACATGATCGCGCGCTCCCTGCGCATGTCCACCCAGGCGAACAGGGACAAGGACCCCACCCACCCGCGATGGGCCAGAGTCCCGCGCGGGACGCGACCCTGCTCGTTCTGCGTGATGCTCGCATCGAACGGGTTCTTCTACACCAGCGAGCGGAGCGCCGACTTCGGCGGATCCTTCCACAACGGCAAATGCAAATGCGTCGCGGTATGCAGCTGGGGCAAGGACCGTCTCATCGGCTACGACCAGGAACGCTACAGGACCATGTACGACGCCGCGGTCAAAGCCGCCGGGAGCTCGGACGCCGAAGCGGTCGCCGTCGCCATGAACCACCTGTACCCGGACGACGTCAGCGGAGGCGTGTACGAGCTTTCCAAGGAATGGCCCGACGAGGTGATCAGGCCGCGCGGACAGGTATGGGACCACATATTCGCCGGCCACGGCCCCGGAACACGCGTCGCCGGGAAAACCCATTTCCCCGACGACTGGCCACAGGAGAAAGTACAATGGGCGGTACGCGAAACGATATGCGCGCCCGACTACGAACCGATGACGACACCCGACGGCATGGTCCAACGCCGACGAAAACTCATAGAAGGACAGATCATCGAGGTGTACCTGAAAGTCAAACGCAAGAAGAAACTCGGCGGACGGTTCTCGGTCAACTCCGCGTATCCGATCACCGAACAGGAACGAGGCCGATATGGACAGTGAGCAAAAGGCACGCGACGCCGCGGCCGCCCTGCTGCCATACGTCTCCCCGGCCATGAGCGAACAGGACATGGAAGGCTACACATCACCGCTGTCCGCAGGAGAGCCGGAACTCGCACTGATGTGGCTTCTCGGATACGCCGGACTCCCACAGGCCCACGCGCCCAGGAACATCATCCTCGACGCCGTCGCCGCGCTGCCCGACGACGACAAGGACGACTACGCATACCTGCTCGACTGACATCGCCGACACACTGTTTTGATAACGAAGGCCACCGCCACGCGCGGTGGCCTTCCTCGTTATCACGGCTGGTTGCCGCAGCGGCCGACCGGACCCGGCCGTAAACCGGGCGCTTCACAGCCACGCAGGTTCGAATCCTGCACCAGCCACTCACCGCGGACCCCGCACGCCGCGTCGCTAACCGTGCGCCGAAACCATGAAGGAGAACACCATGTTCCGCAACCGATTCCGCATGCTCGCCCTGCGCCTGCGCACCATCGACAACCCGCCCGCCGACAACGGAGGAGACGATGACGATGAAGACAAGAACGGCACCTCCAAGGAGTTCAGCCGGGCGCTCGCCAAGCGCGTCGCGGAGATCGAGGCCAAGTACTCGGACTACGAGGAGCTGAAGGCCAAGGCCGCCAAGTACGACGAGGCGGAGGAGGCCGGCAAGAGCGAACTGGAGCGGATGCGCGAGGCCAAGGAGCAGGCCGAGGCCGAACGCGACCGACTCAAGGCCGAGAGCGAACGCTCCCGCCTGGTCGACGCGATCGCCGAGGAGACCGGACTCGACCGGAGCATGGTCGCCATGCTCTCCGGCGACGAGAAGCAGCTGCGCGAGCATGCGGAGAAACTCTCCGCCATGGTCAAGGACAAATCCAAGCAGGAGCGGGAGGACAGGCGCAAACGCAGCCTGCCGCCCACCAACCCGCCGGCCGGCCATCAGGGCGACGAACGCAGGAGCGCGAAGGAGCTGCTGCGCGACGCCTACGCGGACGGCGACGAATAAACCGAGACAACCAGAAAGGAGCCGATCATGGCGCTCACCCTCGCGGAATCCGCGAAACTCAGCCAGGACAACCTGCACCGCGGCGTGCTCGAAACGTTCGTGCAGGAATCCCCGATCCTCGACCGCATCCCGTTCATGCAGATCGAGGGCAACGCGTACGCGTACAACGAGGAGGCCACCCTGCCGGGCGTGGCGTTCCGCAAGGTCAACGAGGCGTACACGGAATCCACCGGCACCGTCAACCAGAAGACCGAGACCCTGTACATCCTCGGCGGCGACGCCGACGTGGACCGGTTCATCGTCCAGACACGCGGCAACCTCAACGACCAGCGCGCCGTACAGACCGCGTTGAAGACCAAGGCCCTGAGCTACGAGTTCCAGGACGCGTTCTTCAACGGCGATCACGACACCAACGAACAGGAGTTCGACGGCCTGAAGAACCGCCTGACCGGCAATCAGGTCATCACCGCCGCCGAAAACGGCCTGAATGTGCTCGGCAACGGCGACGGCGACGTGCACGCGTTCCTCGACAAGCTCGACGAACTGCTCGCCGCCGTGCCCGGCATCAACGGCACCAACGGCGCGATCTACGCCAACGCCTCGATCATAGGCAAGATCCGCAGCGCCCTCCGCCACGTCGGCGAATCCACCGCGCTCCTGCAGGACGTGGCCGGCAAGCGGGCGCTCATGTGGAACGGGATCCCGATCCTCGACCCGGGCAACACCGCGTCCGGCACGCCGGTCCTGCCGCAGACCGAGACCCAGGGCACCGCCACGTCCAAGGCGTCCAGCATCTACGCCGTCAAATTCGGCGAAAGTCCGGAGGACGGCGGCGTGACCGGCCTGACCAACGGCGGCGTCATGGTGGATGACCTCGGCCTGCTGCAGGACAAGCCCGTCTACCGCACCCGCATCGAACTGTACGCGGGCCTCGCCGTGTTCTCCGGCAAGGCCGCCGCCCGCCTCCAGGGAGTGCTCAATGGCTAGCCGCAGGACCGCGAACCCGAAAACCGCCGAAACGGAGGACATCGACACCGGCATCCTCGACGAACCCGACCCCGAGCCCGTCGAACCGCCGGCAGTCGAACCAGAGAAACCGGATCCGACGCCCATGCCCGGCAGCATCCCGGACGTGGGCGCCGGCCGCGTCGAGACCTACGACACCGAGCGCGGCGGGCGGCGCGTGCGCGTCACCCGCAACATCGACACCGGCATGAAGATCGTCGAACCATACCCGGAGGAGGCGTGACCATGCCGGACGAGGAAGCCCCGTTCGCCGAGGTCTACGATCTGGAGGACCGATGGCGCAGTCTCGACACCGGCGAACGGGAACGGGCCGAAACGCTGCTGGCCGACGCGTCCGACAAGATCCGCGCCGACTACCCGCTCCTATGGAGGAAGGCGTCGGACCGGACCCTGACCCGCATCGTCTGCCAGATGGTCAAACGCGCCATGCTGGCCGACGACACGGCAGGCGTCCAATCCGCCACGCAGACCACCGGCCCGTTCAGCGACACGGTCGCCTACTCGAACCCCGACGGAGACCTGTACCTGACCGCCAGCGAACGCCAGTCGCTCGGCGCCGACCGACGGCATGCGTTCACCATCCGCATGACCGGAAGGGAAGACGCATGATCCCGTCCGACTACGAGACCGTCGACGTCAAACGCGCCACGGTCACATTGGAGGATGGCGTGCGCATGCCCGGCGAGCCCGTGCATGTGGGCTCGCTGGGCATGCTGGTCGCGCCCGGCTCGTACGAACGGGAGGACGAGGTCGGACGCCGCACGGTCACGTTCGGCGCCGACCTGTACCGGCGCGGCCAGCTCCCGTTCGACATCCGGACGGGCGACCTGCTGCTCGTACGTGGACGACTCTTGACCGTCACCAGGACCCCGGAGGAATGGCGGCGCGGCGACCGCACCGTCGGTGTCCAATTGCATGCCGAAGAGGGGAGGGCCACGCTATGAGATTCGCCAGGTTCGTCTTGAACCGCAGGAACGTGCAATCCCAGCTGCTGCGCAACCCGCAATTGCTCGACGAGGTGCAGTACCAGGTCGAGGGCATGGCGCAGGTGCATCCGAGCATCACCGTGTACCGCAACAACGACGGCGACCGCGGCAACGTGGTCGCCACCGCGCCCATGAGCGTCGAACAGGCGCACGGCGTCCTGTCGAAGATCCTCGCCGGGGTGAAGCTATGATGCCGCACCTGATCGGCCTCGACCCGTCGACCATGCTGTACCGGGGTCTGAGCGCCGCCCTGGCCGAGGTCGTGTTCGGCTGGGACATGCCCGAGGGCGACGGGCCCAAGTGCCTCATGGTGTTGGATGCTGGCCGGTATCCGGCCCCGGTCACCCAATCCATGACCCTCCGCCTGACCGTCGTAAAACGTCATGCGGACGGCAGCGGCGACTGGGCGTCGGCATGCGCCATCACCCGCCGCATCCACAGGTGGCTGCTCCAGCACGCCACCGACTACCCATTGTGCGCCGCGGAGGTGCAGTCCGGGCCGTTACGCACCTATGACGACAGGTTGGGCTGCGAGACCGCGTACAGCACGGTCCTGCTGACCGTCGCCGCCACCACACACACCAACACGTAAAGGAGCCATATCATGGCAGAGAACACCGAAACCGGCGGCACCGCCAAGCAGGCCGCCAGCAATCTGGAAGCCAGCCTGCTCGCCGCCGGCGGCGTCGGACTCGAGTTCGTCGGCAACGGCAACAACGCCGACCTCGTCAGCCTGATCAAGGAGGCGGCGATCTTCAAATACGACGTCGACGCGGAGGACATTGGCACGCTCGGCCCCGAATGGAAGCCCGGCAGCGGCAAGCAGCCGCTCGGCTACTTCAGCGAGGACGGCATCACCATCCATCCGGAAGCGGGCGACGACAACGACTTCACCGCGCACAACGGCGACACCGTCGTCAGCATGACGTCAGGCGGCTATTGGACGGTGCAGTTCGCCGCCCTGGAAGGCAAGAAGGAGGTCATCGAGACCTACTTCGACACCACCGTCCAGTCGGATGGCAGCATCACCGTCGACACGAGCGACATCAAGAAGTACGCGCAGTACGTGATCGCCGGGCTCACCCAGACGGAGAAGCTCATCCTCCTGCACATCCCCAAGGCCAAAGTCAGCGAACGCGACGACATCGCCTGGACCATCAGCGACCTGCAGAACTTCAACATGACCCTGCGCGCGTTCAAGGGCGGCACCACGGCGCCGTACCTGTTCAAGGCGTGGGGCTTCGCCCAGGACGTGCCCGCCTCGCCCGCCGCCTGAACCGAGGCACCCTCATTCCGGCGCCCCGCACGCTTTCTCCTATCGGCGTGCGGGGCGCTCCCATACCCACCCAGATAGGAGAAACCCGAAGATAGGAGACCCTTATGAGCGAGCAGACCGTCATCACCCCCAGCACATTTGACGAATCCGAGGACCCGCGCCCCGTGCGCATCCAGTACGGCGACGTGAAGATGCGACTGCCCCGACTGGACGACAGCACCCAGCTGCCATTGGCCATGATCAGCGCGGGCATCATGATCGTCAGCAAGGGATGGAACAACCTCACGCAGGAGGAGAAGCTCAACTTCATGGGCGTCATCCTCGCCTACCTGATCCGCGAATACCCGTTGCTCGAAGTCGAGATGGACAGGAAGAGCGGCGACAAGCTCAAGGACATCGGCCTGATCGTCAACGCGTGGGCCGACGCGAGCGTGGCCGACCCAAAAGCCTGATCCTTATCAGCCTGTGGCTGGACCACCGGGCCGCCCTCCAATACGACTGGCATAGGGCATGGGGCGGCCCGCTCGATCTGAAGACCCTGTCATTGCATGAGGCGTGGCCCATGTGCCGGGAGATCCTCAAGGACCGCTCATCGCACAGCTGGGCCGCCCTGGCCGGGTGGAGCTTCATCCCCGACCCGGCCGACAAGTACATCAACGCCGCCAACCAGGGCGCGGCCAAACACCGCAGGCTCACGCCCCCGTGGGAGAAGCCCGACAAGCTGCTCGGCCCCGAACACGGCGCGGACCGGCCGGCGCCGAAACGCGACGACCGATTGCGCGGCAGGCTCAAGGCGAGGCTTGGACTCGACGACTGAAGGGACGGTGATCATCGATGGCGCAGGATCTCGGCACCGGGTACATCCTCATCCAGCCTTCCACCAAGGGGTTGGGCAAGGCCATCGAGGATCCACTGGCGTCGGCCGTCCAGTCCGCGTCAAAGTCGGGCGGCAAGACCATCCTCAGCAGGATCGGCGGCGCGTTCACATCGGTCGGCAAGGTCGGACTGGCCGCGATCGGCACGATCGGCGGCGGGCTCGCCGCCCTGGCCGCCAAGGGCGGGTTCGACCGCGCGTTGAACATCGAACGCGCCCAGACCAAGCTCAAGGCGTTGGGCCATGACACGCAGAGCGTGGACGCGATCATGGACGACGCGCTCAACAGCGTCAAGGGCACCGCGTTCGGGCTGGGCGACGCCGCCAGCGTCGCCGCCACAATGGTCGCCAGCGGCATTCAGTCCGGCACCCAATTGGAGACCGTGTTGGGCACGGTGGGCGACGCCGCGCAGATCGCCGGCGTCGGCTTCAAGGACATGGGCGTCATCTTCTCGCAGGTCGCAGCCAAGGGCAAGCTCCAGGGCGACGAGATGCTCCAATTGATGCAGGCCGGCATCCCCGTCCTCCAATACCTCGCCGACCATTACGGCATCACGACCGCTGCGGCGCAGGAGATGGTGAGCGCCGGCAAGGTGTCGTTCGCTGACTTCGAGGCCGCGATGCGCGAACACATCGGCGGAGCCGCCCAATCCGCGGGCGAAAGCTTCGACGGCGCCATGGGCAACGTCAAGGCCGCATTGAGCCGGCTGGGCGAGACCGTCGCCACGCCGGTCGTCAACGGTCTGACCAGCATGGCCAACCAGGCCATCCCCATCATCGACGACTTCACCGCCACCGCCCAACCCGCATTGGAGAGGATCGGCACGTCCATCCAAACCGGATTGGAGACCGCGCTGCCCGCCATCGGAGGCTTCTTCTCACAGGCTCAGGCCGTGGTCGGTCAGGCGGTCGCCACCATACAGTCGAACGTCGTCCAGCTGATGGCCACGCTCGCGCCGATCGTCCAGCAGGTCATCGGCACGCTCAAGGGCGTATGGAACTCGTTCACCGCATCCTTCAGCTCGTCAGGCGGCACGCTGAGCGGCCTGCTGGGCGTCGCCTCCACGATCGTGAGCCTGATGAGCCCGCTCGGGGCGGCACGTCTCCTGTTCGAGCAGTTCGGCGGGCAGATCCAGCAGATCGCCTCCACGATCGGCCCCCAGCTGGTCAACGTGCTCAACAATGTGGCCGCCGTGCTCGGCGGCGCGATCGGCGGTCTCCTGCCCGGCATCCAGTCGGCGATCAGCGCGTTTCTGCCGGTGATCGGGCAGATCATCACCACGGTCGGACAGATCGCCGCGACGGTCATGCCGGTCATCAGCAGCCTCGCGGCGCAGCTCGTGCCCGTCATCACGCAGATCGCACAGGTCGTCAGCCAACTGATGGCCACGCTCGCGCCCATCATCGCAAACCTCGTATCCACGCTGCTGCCGGTCATCCAGAACATCGTCAGCGCGCTGATGAACCTGGCACAGGCGGTCATGCCGATCGTCATGCAGGTCATCAGCACGGTCATGAGCCTGATCCAGATGCTCATGCCCGTCATTCAGACCATCGCCACGGTCATCAGCAGCGTGGCCGGCGTCATCGTCGCCGTCATCGGCCAGATCATCAGTCTGGTCACCAACGTCGTCGCGGTCGTCGTGAGCGCGGTCTCGCAGGTCACCGGCGTGATCAGCGGCATCATCAGCGTCGTATCGAGCGTGTTCGGCACGATACTGAGCGTCGTCAGCAGCGTCGTGTCGGGCGTGGTGAGTGCGGTCACCGGCGCGTTCAACACGGTCGTCAACGTCATCTCAAGCGCCGTGTCCAGCGTCGTCGCGTTCATCACGGGGCTCGCGTCGAGCATCAGCAGTACGTTCAGCGGCATCGCCTCCACGATCGGCAACGCCATCAACGGCGCGGCCAACGCGCTGCGGGCCGGGTTCAGCGGCATGGTCAGCGCCGCCGGCAGCTTCGTCGGCAACCTCATGAGTACGATCGGCGGCATCCCCGGACGCATCCAAAGCGCGTTCAGCGGTGCCGCCAGCTGGCTGGTCAGCGCCGGCCGCAACATCATCCAAGGCCTCATCAACGGTATCACCGGCGCCATCTCCGGCGCGATCTCGGCCGTGCAGAACGCGGTCGGCGGCATCATCGACGGCGCCAAAAGCCTGCTCGGCATCCACTCGCCGTCCACCGTGTTCCGCGATGAGATCGGCCGCATGATCGGCGAAGGCATGGCCATCGGCATCCGACGGGAGACCGGCACCGTCAGCAAGGCGGGCAACGAATTGGCACGGGCAAGCATGCCCGCCTCCATCCCGCTGCCCGTGTTCGACACTGCCGCATGGAGCGCGTCGATGCGCCGAACGGTCGCGTCCATGACTGTCGATCTTGCAGCGGGCCGCTCCGATGCGAAGTCTGCCGGCGATGCCGGGAACAGCGACATCGTGACACTGCTCCGGGCGATCCTCGCCGCCATCGCCGATGCGGACACGACGATCCAGCTCGACGGCAGGGAAGTGGGAAGGTTGGTACGCCGGTATGCGAACGCTTGAATACGTGTGCGGGACGAACGGCGAATCCATCGGTTTCGAGGGACCCATATACGGGGAGACCATGCCCGCCCTGCGCGGCCGATCCTGGACGTACACGGTGGGTCTCCGCGGTCTTTCCGGCGTATCCCGGACGAGCCGCGAGATCACGGTCACCGTCAAGGTCACGGATCTTGCGGAGCTCGACCGGATGCGCCGGATGATGGATGCCGATATGGCCAACGGGCTGCCCGGGACCCTGCTCGCTGACGGCGAATGGTCGGCATCCGCGTACGTGACGAAGAGCGAGCCGCAGACCATCACACCACTGTACGTTTCCGCCACGCTGACGGTCGTCTTGCTGGAGGGCGTGTGGCGGCGGGAGACGACCACGCAGTACAATCCCGAGACGCTCTCCTCCTACACGGACCTCGACTACGAATTCGATTATCCGCATGACTGGTCGCCGAGCCTGCTCGCCAACACCTCCAGCAACCCGGCGCTCTCGCCGATGCCGTGCCGGCTCACCGTCTACGGGCCGGCCACCGACCCGGAGATCACGATCGGCGGCAACGTGTACGCGGTGGACTGCGAGGTGCCGTCCGGCGCCTACCTCGTTGTGGACGGCTTGGCGCGCACGATCCGCCTGACCATGAACAACGGCGACGTCGTCGACCATTTCGCGGACGGGCGTCGCGGCAGCGGATTGGACGGTGGCGAGTACTGCTTCCAGCCGATTCCGGCAGGCGAGTCCGAGGTGTCGTGGACCGGCGCGTATGGGTTCGACCTGACCGTGATCGAGGAGAGGGGAGAACCACCATGGTCGATCTGATCGCCACCGACGCCAGCCGTCGCGACCTGCTCGCCATCCGCGACTGCACTCTCGACCTCGCGTTCGGGTCGGATGAGAACGACTTCCAGCTGACCGTGCACGAACCGAACATCCGGTTGGAGGCGGGAGCGTTCGTGTACGTGGACGGCACCGAATACGGCGGGATCATCGACTCCACCGGAAGCAGCCTTGAAAGCAACGTCCCCACCGTCACATGGGAGGGGCGCACGTGGCATGGGCTGCTCGCCAGCCGCATCATCCAACCCGACGCCGGGCAGGACTACTTTACGGTGAGCGGGGAAGCGACCGACTGCATCCAGAAGGTCATCGACCGTATCGGCCTGGATGAGGTGATGACCACCAGTCCGGCGCGGGCGAGCGGGCTCACCGTATCCTCCTACCGGTTCGACCGGTACACCGACGCGTACACCGGGATCCGGAGGATGCTCGAATCGTGCGGCGGCAAGCTGCGCATGGCCTACGATTCGGGCATGCTCCGCCTGTCCGCCATGCCCATCGCCACCTATGGGGGCGTGGACAGCGACCTGATCGACTACTCGTACGACCGCGACTGGCATCCCGTCAACCACCTGATCTGCCTCGGCACCGGCGAGGGCAAGGACCGCATCGTCGTCCACCTGTACGCCGACAAACAGGGCGCGGTGTCCGAAACGCAGTCGATCACCGGCCTGAACGAGGTGCAGGCCGTCTACGACTATTCGAACGCCGACCGCGACGAACTGTTGGAGAAGGGCCGGGAGAAGCTGGAGGCCCTGCAGGCGCAGGGCGGCGTGGACGTGCGGATCCACGACGGTCTCGACCTCGACATCGGAGACGTCGTCGCCAGCCATGACCGCCTGTCCGGCATCGACGTGACCGCACAGGTCACCAAGAAGATCGTCAAACTCGCGCACGGCGTGCTCACGGTGTCCTACGAGTGCGGAACCGCCGGCGCTTCCCGCACGTCCTTGACCGGTGTGGCGGAGAGCACGCCCGGCGGCCACCCCTATTACGCCGGCGAAGGCCTATCCCTGTCGGATTGGACGTTCAGCGCGGACGTCACCCAACGGGACGTCGATGATCTGAGCGAGCTGACCGCCGAGGCGAACACGACCGCCAGCAACGCCATGCAGACCGCGCAAAGCGTGCGCAACGACATCGACGCGGCGAGCCTGACCATCGGCGCCGTGACCACCGGAGACCCCGGCACGCAGGCCGCGGCCGCATTGACCGGCGGCGGGCTCACGCACGTGCTCGACCTGACGATCCCGCGCGGCGACAAGGGCGATAAGGGAGACAAGGGAGATCCGGGCCCGCAGGGCGAGCCCGGCAGGGACGGCGAGCCCGGGCAGGCGCTCACCGACCGGCAGGCGTGGCTGG